GGCACGCACACAATCACTGGCACAATTCCGCCAACCTCTGGCACCACAAGCCTTATCCCAGTATTTATGTATAACTACGGCCAAATTAATTACCCTAATGGCTATTCATTTGTTCAATATGCCAAAACAGCGGCAGATCAAGTTTTTCACAAAGTATTACCTTATGGCGTGGCTACTGGCCCCGATCACAAGACCCAATCTTATGCGACAACCCCAGCAATCAGAGAGGCTGCGATGATCGTAGCTGTAGACATCTGGCAAGCTAGACAAGTAAGCCAGACTGGTGGGGTCGGTATGGATGGGATCTCTGCGAGTCCTTACAGGATGGGGTACCAACTCGTAAATCGTGTACGAGGTCTCATCCAGCCGTATTCAAGTCCAGCATCACTGGTGGGCTAATGCCAGCAGCAATAACCACACTCCGTGGCACACTAGCAACAGACCTAGCGAATGCAGGCGTATGGTCTACCTTTGCTTACCCACCTGCAACTTTGCTTGCAAACAGCGTGGTTATCACACCCTCAGACCCTTATATCGTCCCAAGCAATAACGAGCAGGTAGGTTTATCACCTTTAGCCAATTTTAAGATTTTAATTACAAGCCCAGCATTTGATAACCAGGGAAACCTAGCGGGTATGGAAACTTTTATAGTAGCAGTAGTAAATAAGTTAGCAGCATCATCTTTGGTGCTAAACATATCAAGTGTCTCCGCTCCAGCTATAACTAACGCAGCTAGTGGAGATTTATTAACATCAGAAATAACCGTATCAATCCTAACGAGCTGGAGTTAAAATGAGCACACACGAAGAAGACTTAGCCTTCTTGAAGAAGACAGGCCAAATTAAAGACGCACCAAAACCAACTGCACAAACCAAGAAAGACGAGGAATAACTAAATGGCAATCTATTTAAATAATAACGTAGGTGTTAAGTTGGCTACTGCGGCTGCGCCTACAGTACCATCTATCGACATCAGCGCATATGTAACAAACGCTGTAATTAACCAAATCGTAGATGAGTTAGAAGTAACTGCAATGGGTGACTCAGCTCACAAGTTTGTGGCTGGTTTACAATCAGGTACTTTTACAATCGACTTTATCAACGACTGGGCATCAAGCCAAGTAATGCAAACACTAAATGCAGCATTTGGACAAACCCTATCAATATCAGTAATTACCGTTAAAGGCACAGCTGTATCAGCCGCTAACCCAACCTACCAATTTTCAATTTTGGTAAACAACCTAACACCAATAGGTCAGGGTGGCGTAGCAGAGATCGCTACCTCAAGCGTTACATTTACAGTAAACTCCGCAATAACAGTATCGCCATCAGTGGCGTTCTAATTAAGGAGTAACAATGGCAAAGCTAAAGATAACAAGGGCTAATGGAGAAGTATCAGAGCACAAGATAACTCCAGGTGTCGAGTACGCTTTCGAATTGAAGTACGGATCAGGCATTAGCAAAGTCCTACGTGAGCACGAACGTCAAACAGAGATTTTCTGGCTGGCTTATGAATGCTTGCGTAGGGCTGGCGCACAAATACCTTTATGGGGATCAGAGTTTATAGACACTTTGGAAACCGTTGAGGTATTAGACGAAGAAAAAAAATAATACAGCGCAACTCAACTTTATACAGCATTGCCGCTTTAAGTGTAGAGACTGGAATTGCGCCTAGCGAGTTTATCAATATGGATACAGAAATGTACGCAGCCATCGTACAGGTCTTAACAGATCGAGCTAAGGAGATCAGAAATGCCAGCAGAGGTCGTAGGCGTTAAAGATGTCCTTAATGGCTTAGTTAAAATTGACGAGGATATGCGCCAGCGTATTAGTGTGGCTATTGACCCATTAATGCGTGGCGTAGCCCTTAAAGCTAAAAGTTTTGTACCTGGCAATGGAGACGTTTTATCTGGCTGGGTTAAACCATTATCATCGGATGTTGGTTATAAGCCATTTCCCAAATATGATGCAACAGCAGCAAGACAAGGTATTGGTTATAACCCTGGCAAAAATAAGATTACTAAAAATGGATTCCAAGTCAGCCAGTATGTTTATAACGTGAGCCGCCCTGGATCAATCTATGAAGTAGCAGGCCGATTAAACCCACAAGGCCGTGCACCATTTGAGTATAGAACATCTGAAGGACAAGGCGGCACATACAGCAAGAAGTCTGCTCGCAGCAAGGCAGTACAGGCCTATAATTCAAATAATCCATTTGCAAGCCAACAATTTATAGCTGCATTAGAGCCTGTAACAAAACAACCAAAGGTTAAAGATGTGCGTGCTAGTGGCCGTAAAACACAAGGCCGTTTAGTTTATAAGGCTTGGGCACAAGACAGTATGAAGGTTTACGAAGCAATAGTAAAAGCCATTAATGGCACAGCTGATAATTTTAACAAAACCACACAGATTAAGAAGGCAGCGTAATGGCCAATATATTTGTAGCCGCAACGGCGACCTGGAATGGTAAAGCCCTTAAAGGCGCACGTAAAGATATAAACACCTTTGAAAAGCAGATTCAAAAATTAGGCAGAACAATAGGCGTATCTCTTAGCGCAGCTGCATTAATTAATTACAGCAAGAAGGCCGTTAACGCTTTTGCAGCAGACGAAAAGGCCGCTAAAGCCTTAGAACAACAACTTAAAAACACTGGCTACCAATTCAGCGCACCAGGCGTTGAAATGTATATTGCTAATCTACAGAAGGTTAGTGGTGTATTAGATGATGAGTTAAGACCAGCTTTCCAATCATTATTAACAGTTACTGGATCTATCACCCTAAGCCAAGAAGCATTAAACACCGCTCTTAATGTAAGTGCTGCAACAGGTAAATCATTAGCAGAGGTTAGCCAAGCATTAGCAAAAGGCTACTCAGGACAGACCACAGCTCTTAGCAGATTAGGCGCAGGCCTAAGCAAAGCCACCATTAAGGCTGGCGATATGGACAAGATTCTTGCTGAGTTAAACGATAAGTTTGCTGGACAAGCACAGGCACGATTAACCACCTATTCAGGTAAGATGGATTTACTAAGGGTTGCAAGTGCTAACGTATCGGAAGAAATTGGCAAAGGCATTATTGGTGCTTTAGAGGCTTTGAGCGCAGATACAAGTATTGAAGAAACCACTCGAAAAATGGAAAACCTGGGTAAAACCACAGGCAATACCATTAAAGGTTTTGGAGTATTCATTGCCGAGCTAAAGAAAATACCTGGGCTTACCACATTAAAAGATATTGTGACCTATGGAAATATATTTAATACATTAGGCAAGTTAAACGAGATAAACTCACGAGGTAAATTTCCAACTGCCCCAGCTAGAGAAACTCCTGCTACTGGCAGAATCTTGGCGCAACAAAGAAAATTAGAAGCTACTGCATTGAAGAATGCCGTTACCTTGCGTAAGGCAGAAAACGATCAACTTAAAGCCAAGACAGAAGTAGACAAACTTAAAGACAAGTTTGACGTAGAGCGCATTGGCTTAATGAAGGCATTAAACGAGGCTACCGATGCTGAAACCATATTAAGACTTAACGCCAAAATAGCCATACTTGATAATAACGAGGCACTGGCCAAGAAAATAAACGCTGAATTAGAAGCTGCCAAAAAAGCCAAAGAATTGGCAGATGCCTTTGGTGGTGCCGCATCTCAATTAACAGCACAAATAGCCAAGATGCAGGCAATGAATGATGCTTTAATAAATAAGATTAACGAAAAGATAGCCGCTGGTGCTTATACTCCACCGCCAGGTTTAAACATACCTGGCATTAGCCAACTATTCCCAACACCACAAGGGCCATTAGGCAGCATTGATTACACAGTGCCAATGGGTAGCGGCAACCCAGTTTATGCACCAGGCACATCTGGTACACCAATGTCTTATGCAGACGTTAGACTTACAATCGATGTAGCACAATCAGGCGATCAATTTGCTCAGTTAATTGCAGATAGCGTGCAGGTAGCACAGAGAAGCGGATATAGCACTACATCTGCTGGATCATTAAACTAATGACCGTACCTGTAGTAAATGCCATAATTAACTTCAGCACTGGCCCTGCAACCGCCCAGGCTATGA